GGTGCTAATGTCATATGATACATTGTATTTGGCCATCCCGGTGTTGGTATATATTCTACTAGTGCATTTGTAGAACAATCAAAAACGGCAACCGAACCTCCAGAGCCAAAACATGTAATATACAATCGATTATTAGCAGGATTATATATCATACCGCGTTCTCGATATATCTGTGTATTCATAACGCCAATTTTTTCAAATGTAGTACCATCATATATTTCGATATCATGGTAACTATTGGAAGTATTGCCAGTATAAAATACATTCTGTACAGAATTATATGCTATTTTACCAATACCTAGCGCAGAAGTTGCACGTTTTTCGAAACGTAATATATCTTTATTAAATTGATTGTTATTCAATAAAATCATATAGTACCTTTTAATAATACTTTTAATCCTTTACCGGTATTACCGGCAGATCCTACTTGATCAATATCTAAAGTAATTTCAGCATCAGATATTAGTGCCGATGTAGAAATAACAGCCGGCGACGCAGCAGTTAATGAAGTTTTTTCATTTACGTCAATTGATAATTTTGTAGATAATATAGATGTTCCTGATTGATTTATATCAACTATAATCGATGAACCACTCGGAGCAAAATTGACACTAGACCTAACTTCAGTTAGTGTCATATTAAATGGCATTCTGAATGTATATTTTGCACTACCAGTAGTTAAACTATTAGTCTCGTCAGATAACTGAATTTGAATATATTCAGTAACTGGACCAGATGATGGTGCATATGATGCTGACAATGCATATGATGCTGAAATTGCTGTATCTGCGATAGATGAACTAGCAATGATATTAGCATATGATGTTGATATAGCATATGATGCGGTAAGAATACTATTAGCGCCATATGGCCCAAATACATTTGAACTAGTAATATATGAAGAAGTAACTGCTCTTACAGCCCAAGATGCAGTACCATGTAATGAACCAGTAAATCCACGTGTTGCAATTGCAGAACCAGATATAGTTAATGACCCAGATATTATAATAGCTTCTGGCTCATTACCCATTAATACATCATAAATATCAGAAACATAACTAGCAGATATTAAAGCTCCGGGTACAATTTGTGTATAATTTGTAGATAATACGCCCATGGAATTTCCTTTTTATATAAATATACAAATAAGAAATTCAGTTTTTATTAAAAATTAACTACGCTACCTATAATGTCTTTATTTGGAAATTTAACTTCAAATATACTAGGATCTAATGATGGATATATAATTCCATTTTTTGTAGCAGTAGTAATATTATATTCATTACCAGAATATCCTTCATCATTATCATATAAATTATCAATATTAATACTACTTACTGATTGTACACCTTTTGTATTAGCAATCACCGTAAAAATATCAGACATAATTATTGGTTGATTAATTTGCCATTTATCTATATCAAAAAACGACTTTAATGCATTGATACATTTCAATAATACTTCGTTACTATTATAATTAGGTAGTACCATAATTTTAAAACGTACTTGTATGTTAATAATAAATGCATCTTTTATATTAATTGCATCTGTTAAAATTCTATAGAAATTTAAATATGTTTTTAAATTATTTTTTATTGCAGAATTTGCATATGTTAATTGTTTATTAGAATTATATGATAACACATACATATTCAATGCCAAAGGATTTGGTATACGACCTGGGATGTTGACATTCGTTTGATCATCTTGATTTATAAATGCTTTTGCAACACTTCCGTATTTAGCAGGCATAGAATACGCTCGGATTATATTATCTTCCAATGTTACATTACGTAATTGAGTAGAAAAGTTAGCCAATGCATTTTGTTTTATAGAATCGGTAGATTCTAAACTTTTAGCACCTACTGCTGGTAATTCATTATTAACTGTAACAGTAGTTTTAATAAAATTAACAGTTGCTGCATTTGCATTTGAATTAATATCTTCAATATATTCTATAGAATCGATAGTAATCAATGAGTTTGCATTAATATTATCTTCTAAACCATTGCCTACAGTATATGTTACAGTTAACATAGTATTGCTAGGCGCCTGGCCATATTCAGATGTATACATAAAATTTGCAGGGTCAATATCAATATCTACTGCTCTTCTTATATTTAATAATCCATTTCCTACGTTTGTCGGATTTGGTATTAAATCGATATCATTATTATTTGATACTCCCGAACCGAATTGTATCTCTAATAGATTATCTGATCGTCGTTTTGACACAAATCGTTTTGATACTTGTTTTAATTTTAATAAAAATGGAGTATCTGCTCGGTATTTATATAATTCTGAGTCATTTTCTATTATATTTGGTATATCCTGGAATACAGTATCTTGTGCTAAATATGGAACTTCATACCAAGTATTAGATTCTGAATCAGTTACCGAAACAATTTCAATTACTCCTGTTTCTGGTAATATAATTTTATCATATGCAATTGGATCTGTAAAGGAAAATGTTGCAGTTTTGATAGTACCACTTACTGCTCGTACATTTTTTTGTAATAGATAGTATAATGGTGATCCGGTAGCTGGGTCAGTCTCATATACAGTAGCAGCTGCTCCAGATGATGTAACCTTAAATTCTACAGATTCTAATGTTCTAAATGTAGAATTTCCGGAACTAGGTTTGACTATCATACCCGGTTTTATTGTTAACGCATATGTATAATCTGGCTTGGAATTAGTACCACTACCAATCGATGGCACTAATTGATATACAGTTAAATCAACATAAGCTGGTCGGACATCATTCGGACTATACCCCAATGTTTTAGCAATATCAAAAACATTTTGACGTTCCGTTGCTTGTGTAATTAAAGATTCTTTTAAATTCGTATCAGCATAAAAAGATAATACATCCCCAACATATGCAGCCATTTCCATGAACATCATTCCAGGATCTGACTCATTAAAATCGGTATATGTATTTGGAAAATACTGTTTAGTAAAATCAATTAAGTTTTTTCTAAACTGGTTAAAATCTTTTCCTAAATATGAAATATCTTTTTTAGTTTCCATTAATTTCCTTTTATACTACAGTAACAGTATTATTATCAGTAGCAGTTATTGTTATAGATGTAGTTTCAAAATTTGATACTGAATACGATAATTTAACCGTTGTGGCATTTTCTTGGCTCGATGTCTCACCTCCAGCATCTACAGTAATTTCTAAAACATTTACATATGGCAACCAAGTATTAATTGCAGACATTATTATATCAGTAATTTGTACTTTTAATTCATCAATATTTGGCTGAAATAATACACTTATAAGATTACATCCAAATGTAGGTAACATATATCGTTCCCCGACACTTGTTAATAACAATGTTTTTAAATTTTCTTTTGTTTGTTCATTGATGTCATATACAGTAGTAAATAATCCATAATTACTGGTTAATCGTATTCCATATGGAATTTCTGAATTATTTTTTGCCGGTAATGATTCAATTATGTATGCCATTTATTTATTTCTTTTTAAATAATGAAGAATAATCACGCATCATTGCATTTTCTATAGATTCTGGCACTTCATAAACTTTTCCAGTTTCTGGATCATGTATAGTTGGTGGTAATATTTTATCTGCAGATTTATTTCTAGATATATTATTTCTAAGTTCACCAAACCCTCGAGCATCTTGCGATGTAAATGACATCGTATCAACGCCTTCATTCATGATATCCGAAAAACTATTCATTGCAATCGGTGTATCTTCGATTAACGGTTCTGTTTGATTAAGAACCGATGCCCATTTATTCTCTTGAAACTGTACGGTTGGTTTACGTTTAGTAGCCGGTGTATTTTGTCGAACTGGTATACTAGATGTACGGGTAGACTGTTTCATTTCTGTAATCGTTGATTGTAATCCTTCACGAAGAATTTCAGTCAATTCCTCTTTTATAACTTCACGTACGGCTACTTTAAGTGCTTTTACTAATGTTTTTGTATCCATATTATCTTTTTAATATAAATATAGATGTAATAAATAATATGTTTAGTTATAAACCTCGTTTATTATCTATTACGTAGGTCTCATATTATCAACCCATGAATCATGATATGGTTTTGGACCATAAATTTTCATTGAAACAGTATCAACATAAAAATCTCCAGTTTTACCTAATGCATTATCAGGTGCACCTTTTGCTCGATAAGCAACGCTTGGTGCTTCTTGTATAGATTTTAATAATTCTTGTTGTTGTTGTTGTGAATTTTCAACACGTTCTAAAACAGACTGTATAACATTAGCACGATCAATTAAATCAGCATCAGATACATTATATTCATTATAAAATTCTGACGGTAATAAATTATTAAATTTACTAACTGATTGATTAACAATTTTATCATCTAATGCATTAGCACTAGTACCAAATGGATCATTAGTGATTGCATTAGAATTTCCAGATCCGATAATATTGTCAGTTACCGTACTAGATACACTTAAACGACTAACATCTCCATTACAAGCCTGACCAATTTGCTCAATACCCGCAGTAATCATAGGTACTAATCCTGCTAATTTATTTATAGCATCAGTTGGTAAACTTGATAATAATGATAAAGAATTAATTCCATTAACAATCAATTCATCTTGAACCATCATTAGTTGCATGTTTATAAATGCAGCACCAGTTACCGGATTAAATGCTTGTGCATAAAATATTGCTTGTCTAATAGCGGCCGCTGCATTTATAATTTGTTTTAACTGAACTACAATATTGCCAAGTTGTTGTATTTTAGTTTGTATATTAGTAATTTGTGTTTGAATATCTTGTAATTTTTGTTTTATTTGCTGTATTCTCGGATCGTTACATTTACAATTCTTTGGTAATTTAGTTACATTTTTAATAAATGAATCAACAGAGTCAAATAATTTATTTGATATAGTATCTAGTTCTTTTTTTGCTAACTGTACAGGAACATAGGCCTTTTTTGGTATATAATCTAATGGTGGTAAAACGCTCATAATTAAAAAGTATTTTTTTGTATAAAATATTTAGAACTTAATAAATTTTGTAGTTTCTTTCTCGCAGCTGTTAAACTAGTAGTTTCAGTAAATGATCCAATACTACTACCACATAATACAGGTACACTTAATTGATCTAATATACTATTTAATATTTGAAATAATACATTTCCGTGCACCATTGATTCCGATGCACCATCATTTCCTAATTTAATATCACCGATCGTATTTAATATAATTGCTTTTGGCGAATCTAATACAACGATATCCGTCTTTGCTTTTAATATAATACGTTCTGCAGATGCAACAAATTGTGATTTATTAAAATCAGATTCATTTGGTAGATAACATGTTAACGGATTTGACTTCGTTTCATGTCCTAATGATAATTCCGTAAGTTTTTGAGTTGTAGTTAAATAGATTGCCGAAGTATCTGTTTTTAGATTTTCAATTGAAAATTTAGTTCTGTCTCGATCGGAAGTATTATTTGATAATATTATAATAGGATCAGTTGCAACATTACCAACCCATGTAGGATTATGCGAATACGAATCACTCTGATAATTGGTACTGCTTAAACGAATACTATTACCCCATCGACCTTCTATTAATACATCTCCCTTTAGAGGCTGCTTTGGAGATATATCAGCTGCCTTAAATTCAGTATCTCGTATTTCATCGAATTGTGTTTCAACGGTATTAACTGGTAATATATTTTGATTGATAATAGACTGTACAGCAACCGTTGATAAATAATACCATTGTTGTTTTTTATCATAATATGATGAATTTGCTTGATAGCTTTGGAATACTAAAACATGTTCACCGACTAATGGTATTTGTTTGATGTTAATATTGGCAGGTTTAACATTGTCTAAGAATACACGATTATTATTGTGTAATATATACACCTGTATACTAAACGTCTTTAATTCCGTCGTTAAGTCTTCTTTAAACGTTTCTGTAGTTTTAAAAACTTCACCAATATAAAAATTAGGATTCGAATCGTTATATGTCATTATTTTTCTCCGATAACTGATTAGTTACATTTGTAATTTTACGGGATAATTCCGATTCAGTTTCATTGATATTATCTAATTCAACTTCTAATTCAGAAGTCATTGTAGATTCGGCAACTTTAAGTAGGTATTGTTTTTCTTCTTCACTTAACGCACCATCGACATTTGCAATAGTTTGTTTAGTAGAAATATATCGTTGTACAATAGCCGTTAATTTGACGAGGTGATCATCATTCTTAACGGCTACGTCTAAATATTCTTTTATTAATGGTACTATAACTGTAGCATCAGATGCATTTTTAATTAACGGAGAAA